TGTGGAAAAGCTGTGGATAACTTAAAGTAAGGGGGGAAAATCATGAAAGCTATTAAAGAATTACTTTTCACGCCTACGGGCATCGCTATCACTGTTTTGCATGTCGCTTTTTTCGTTGGAGTTGTCACTTGCACAATAGGCGTTCGTGTCTATGTGCTAGGCGACGATCCGACTCAAGCAGTTAAAACGGTAACACGGCGATGAGCCAGGATACCTGCGGCGGCTGGTTATGCGCCGCAATCGCCTTACTTGCTTGCTACACGGCTTTACCTGAAACGGTTGTCTACCATCAAGCTAGGCTTCTCAGACGCCCTGTAGAGCCTTCTAGGGGGCTTATCGAGGCTGAAGTTACTAGAGCGGCAAAGGCTTTTGACTTAGAACCTCGATTGCTTCATGCCCTGGTGAAAGTCGAGTCAGGTTACAAGCAGAAAGCAGAGTCTAGGGTAGGTGCTCGTGGCTTGTCTCAAGTCATGCCGTTCAATGCTAAGCGATGCGGGTTAGAGCGTGAGCAGTTATGGGATGCGGTTGCTAACGTGCGATGTGGTGCCCTGATATTGAGACAGGAGCTTGACAGGCTAGGCGATCTATCGGCTGCACTGACGGTGTACAACTGTGGAAAGGTAAATTGCAAGGAAGGTAAACAATATGCACAAAAGGTGATTGCACTATCCACACTCGTGCGATAAAGTGTGCACACCTTTGGGAGGAGGGATATATGAAAGTGATACAAGCACAGTTTCCAGACTACATACTAGAGCATCAGGGTGTCGAGTTTACCGTCAAAGGTAAGTTTACATCAGACGGAAGGCTCTATTTTGACCCGTCTGTGGGATGGAACAATCTGTCAGCAATGACAAACAACGATACTGAAAGTTTGAACGATGCAATCGACGATTGCATTTACAACGCAACCCCCGATGTCTACGAACTATTTGAGGTAACAGATCATGACTAAAGACTTAGTGACAACACAATCCAATCCGCTTGATATGCTTAACGCTTTGCGTAACAGCGTAGCACCAGGACTTACTGATGCAGAGTTTCAGCTATTCGGTGAGATAGTACGAAGCACAGGGCTTAATCCTATCACTAAAGAGGTGTGGGCAATCAAAGCAGGTGGACGCTTGCAGCTCATGACAGGCATCAACGGCTTTTTGAAGATTGCTAATAGTCACCCACAATATGACGGGATGGAAGTTGAGTACGAGTGGGATGGTAAGAACCTTCTTGCTGCAACAGCTAAGGTTTACCGCAAGGATAGACGCTTTCCGTCAGTGGCAACGGCTTACATGGCAGAATACGCAAAGCCAACGCCAATATGGAAGCAGATGCCGAGCGTTATGCTTGCAAAGTGCGCCAAGAGCTTAGCCATACGTGAAGCGTTCATTCAAGAGTTAGGTGGCCTCTACACAGCAGAGGAGATGCCGTCTAATTACTCACAGGCAGTCATTGTACCGAACGAAGGAGAGGAGCTAGTGGTAAGCAAAAAGACAGGTGAAGTACTTGGGATTCAAAAGATTACCAACGCAGAAGTAGAGGCAGTGAAGAAACGTGCAGTCACGACCTACTACGATATCAGCACACTAGACGAATCAAAAAGGTCAGCGGCAGTAGAATATCTTGTTGGGTCTGACGCGAAAGAGATAGAGCCCAACATTTGGCGATCGAGCATCCGACTAGGAAAACTTACTCAATATATTAAGGAAGGTTATGTGCCTGTTCAAACGGAAAGCAATTAGGTTAAGGGCAAGAGCCCAGTGGAGTATTTATGAGCAAAAAGAAAGCAGAGCGAAAACCAAAGTCGAAAAAGATTCGAGACGGATTCGTCAGGTACACTCTGTATATCCGAGAAGAATATCTGAGTTATTTGAAAACCTACGCCGACAGCAAGCGAGTATGGATCACTGATGCAATAGACGATGCTTTGGAGGTGTTCGTTGACAAAGCTAAGTAACTTTCTTGCTGAACTAACACGCATCATTGACTCGTTTGAGAGCGAAGAACCGTTATCTCAATTCGAGTTGGGTCAATACGATGCGATGAGGTGGATGAAGCAAACACTAGAGGAGGATTATGGGACAGAGAATAGGAGCGTTCAAAGCAAAAAACGCGCAACTAATAATCTGGGAAAACAACGGTCGGCTCAGCTTTGAGTTTGGCAAACATTACAAGGACAAGGCGACTGATCAGTGGAAAGAGACTAAGACTCTTTACATTGAAGAACTACGAGAAGTAGGCGAGATGTTTCTGAGAGCGGCAACATGGGCAGCTAACAAACAAGGCGTTGTGCAGCTACCCAAAAACACAGAAACAGCAAAAGCAGTTGTAGAAAACGTTATAGACAAGATGAAGGAAAGATATGAGCGGTCCAGTCAAGACAATTAGAGACAAAGGTTTACAGATTGCAGTGTGGGAAACTCAAAACGGCGGTTATAGTTTCAGCATTAGTAAAACTTACAAGTGCAAGAAAACAGATCAGTGGAAAGATTCTAAGTATTTTTACAAAGAGGATCTGCAAAAACTCGGTGACATGATTCAGCTTGCGGTTGGTTATGCTAGTGACAGAGCAACGCATCAGGTCGAGGCAATAGCATCACCTAAACAAGAAGCTAATGATCAACCGTTTGACTTTGACGATGTGCCTTTCTAATGCGTAAGAAGCGCAGGGCAAAAACCCCGCCAAAGCAATGGTATTTTACTTGTCCTCGATGCGGCAAAGCTACAACGGTTGTAACCGAGTTGTTAGTTGTACCTTGCGGCGGCAAGTGGTGCCGTGGCCTAGTGGATTTACAAGAGCATCAAATAACTGAGGATGACTACAATAAGATGTGGGGAATATGACTAAAACACCTGAGCAGATGGCAGAGGGATATGTGGCGCATAATCGGTCGTATCCTTATGACCCTCTTAACGCACAAGACAGGTATATGAAAAATTCATACCTAGTTGGCTACCAAGCCGCAAAGCCTGAGTGGATCAGCGTTAAGGAGCGGCTGCCGGAAGAAGATGTAGCAGTTTTGACTTATGGCCAAGTGCTCAACAATCCTCCTGAGGTTATTGGAGTTCGGCGAAGATATAATGGCGATCAAGAATGGAAGCATACATGGGAATCTGAAGACGGTTTTATTTACCGAGAAGATGACGTCACCCACTGGATGCCGCTACCTGAACCGCCAAAGGAGGAGGCAGATGATTGATGAGGCAACAACTAAAGTTATTTACGTTGATTTTAAAACGAAACGCCGTGTACCGACACGCACCGGATACAAAGTTATTGATCATACATTTGATGCGATGACTTATTTCTGGCCAGGGTATGAACACTACGTTGAGAGCACGAAACAGGAAAATCTTTGTCGTATCTCACAACTTAATAGGCTGATTGATTCTTTTAGCGGCGGCAAATGGATGCCTCTACCTAAGCTACCGGAGGAGAAATGAACGAGCAAGATAAGCAGTTTTTAGCGTGTTTATGTATTTGGCTGGACTGGAGCATTTATCAGTCGGTCGAAAGTATAAGCAGTAAGTATCCTGACGATAGATCGTTTGAAAAAATACGGCAGCAAGCTAAAGAATTAGTAGAAGAGTTTAGCAAACCAGTAGAGGATAAATGAGAAACACACTAGTCGGCGAGTTACCTCGACACCTCTACTGCTACGTTGACAGTCGCTACACTCATCAAGAGCCTACAGGCTTTATCCCTTGCGTTTGGTTTGGCTTAGTATCTTACCCTGGTCGTACTTGGGGATGTACCGTCATGCTTGAATCTGGGGCGATATACCGCAATGTACCGGCTCATGGTTTAGCGTTCACAATGCCGACACCAACATGGACGCCAAAAGAGGCACAGCACTGGGATTGCTATGGAGAGGACTTCACCTGCTTGGAGTACACATACCTTAGCGGCTTAACCTGCAAGACTAAGGCGAATGGAAGAGAGCATAAAGGCGTTTACCTTTTTACCGTTGCGCCTGTCGGTGATGCTTTCTCAGCTTACCCTGAGCAAGCTAAAGAGTTCTGCTTCATTCAACTTGAGAACGGACGCCTTACCATACAACCTACAAACCATGTTGTATTCCAAGAGTTAAGCTTTACAGATGAGAACTTTACGTTTCCTTCTGGTCTAAATAGACAAACTGATATTTACTCCGCAGAGTAATGGGCATTGAACACCGCATGAAAGATGAGCCAGATACCGAATATTGGAAGTGTCCCCATTGCGAAGCTGTCGGCGAACTAGAAACAGCTACAAGCCTATGCGTAGAGTGCGGTGAAGGTGTAGAACCTCACGAGTCACCCGCTACCTGGTTAGAGTTCTGGGAATACTGCAACAGTCTAAAAACTTAGCTTGCAAAAAAGTTAAAGGTGATTCAAGATATTTTAAGACAGAAGAGAGCAATCTTTTCGACTCAAGTCTCAAAAGCCACTCTTTGCCGCCAAGCTCAGGAGTGGTTTTTTTTTTGGCCTTCAGATTGCATCATGAAAACTTAGCTTGCAGAAATAACTACCATCAGTCACACTAAAGCTCCACCTACCAAGGAGCCTCTATGCCAATGACCAAGAAGGGAATGAAGATTCGAGAAGCCCTCGAAAAAGAGTATGGCAAGAAAAAAGGCGAGAGCGTGTTCTACGCTATGGAAAACTCCGGCAAGATAAAAGGCGTTACTAAAGGCAAGAAGAAAAAGTAATGCCAAAGGAAAGTAACATCCGTAAAAGCAAAGACTAAAGCTCGATACTGGTCATGTCGTAACTGGTAAACTTTACAATGCAATGCGAAAAATATGAATCTTTCAGCACTGATCGACATTTAGTGCAGTTTGTTGGCGTAAGAAGTTCTCCCTCAGCAACTCAACTTATATTTGAAACTTTGGATGGTTTCTATTTAGGACGTTTAAGCATGTACCTAAGAGTTACCGCCGACTTGGAGGCTTGCCCTGTAGCTAACTTGTGGCAAAAACTAACCGGAAGTAATGAGCCGACCGCAGACGCTTTGCAAGATGTATTCGCAGAGCCATTACAAGCAACAGTAGAAAAGCTAGAAAGAAAAAACAAACCTGCTTTGATTGCAATAACCGATCTACATTTGGTGGAATGATGGTCAACTCTCGTGCCAAGGGCGCTCGTGCAGAACGTGAACTAGCCAATCGCCTCAAAGAATATGGCTTTTCTGCTCACCGAACACAGCAGTTCTGTGGTAAAGCTGGTGACTCAGATGTGGAGTGTACTGAGCTGGCTCATTATCACATCGAGTGCAAGATGGTAGAAGCCTTAAACATCGACAAGGCTATCGACCAAAGCACAAGAGATTGTGGGGACCGAACGCCTATCGTTGTGCATCGTAAGAACAACCGTCCATGGTTGGTAACGATGTACCTAGAAGATTGGCTGAAGCTCCAAAAATGAAAGATTACGATTTTACCTTGCTAAGCGTAGAGACTCCACCCAACGTACCACCTGAACACATACTCTGGCTTGCTGTCATAGACAGAGCCGTAGTTGACTATGTGCGCTGGTATGAAGACTTAAACATTAAGCAAAAGCGGTCGCTTGATTGGTTCTTGTTTGAAGAGAAACCATGCCCAAACAACCTGCAATACCTATGCGAGATGCTGTTCGATGATTACGAAGTTGCAAATAATATCAGAAAGAGAGCTAAGTTCTTAGCTGAACACTCAACTGAAAAAGAAAAGCTAACCTACAATATTACTCGGTATCGCAGAGTTTATAACCGAAATACCTAACGCTTCTTCTTCTTATCAACAAGCGACCAAGCCTGAGATACGCCATACAATACAGCACCGGCTACAACAGGCTCAGCAGCGTGAACAAGGTTTGCAGCGTCTCTCTCTTCGATGCCGAAGGTCAACAAACCACCAGCGGCTAACGTGAGCAAATGTCGGACGATTGATAGAATGATTGGCATAGTATCTCCTTTGTCTTTTCAAAGTACCGCTGATTAAACTTACAGTCTCTTTGTCTAGGGTCTATAAAGCTACCCCTACTGCAATTCATCCAAGGTTCCCAGTAATACCTTAGCTCACAATTACGGGACCGTCTTGCCCATTTATTGACGTCTAAGGCAGCACCGTCAGTACCGTCCATGTCCACTATACAAGGTGCAACTGCTTTAGGATTGCTTCCATGTGATTCACAGACGTTTCCTTCGAGACAATGTTGCCGGTAAGGATTGTCCACCAAAACACAAGAAGGCATAGCAACAGATACCCGATCAGCCAAAACTCTTCGTGCTCGTCCATTTAAATCACACTCCAAACACGGTGCTACAAAGCAGGTTAAGTTACCCCTAGCCTTAGCTAAACGCTTAGCCGTTGCCTCTACAACTCGATTAAAACGTCTATTGAATCGAGACTCAGGCTTATGCACCGCTCTACTGGCAGATGCCTTGTTGTAGCCCCACAATACTTCATACCGGCCACACCGCTTGTTACGCATACAAGGGGAGTTGATAAGGTGGACCCGTACTACCTTGTCTCTACGTTCTTTAAGAAGCCTGTCAGCGCACTTACAATCTGGGGCAAAGGTTTTCTCTAGCCAGCCTATTTCTAGCGGCTCAAAGCCTTTATAGAGCTTTACAGTGGCAGCGCAATTCCAATCTTTATGACAGAGAGCTAAGAAACTAGGTGCGGCTGTGGCTTGTTGTGCCCATAAAGATACTAATAGTATCGTTATGAGCATCAATCTCATTTTTCTAACGCCTTATCGAGCTTAGCTTCCATCCGTTCAAGCCGCTGCTTGATATGGCCTAGCTCAGCTTGGATGACCTGAACTTCCATGCTCACCTTGTACTTACTCTCTTCAAGCTCGTGCAATGAGTTTTTGACAGCTCTATAATCGAGGCCAACCATGCTGATAACAATGCCAATAATGGCCTTGATACCCATGTCTAACCAGTAGCGCAGTTGGGTGAAATCTTGATCCGTCAATGTACCCTCCCGCTACCGTAAGCATCAATAACGATAAGCTCAGCAGATAGCTCACCGTTCATAATCATCATGAACCTATCAAAAGCTGCTTTACTAGCAAGGATGCTTGTTTCCTTGTCTACTCGACCGTACTGCAAGCCAACCAGAATACAGCCATGCGTATCCTTATGCGTGTTACCAGCATGGAAAAGAATATGTGACCTATCAGGTACGTCAATGACTTGATACGTCATGCCGAATCGAGGAGAACGATGCAGCTTGATAGTGTAGCGACCAACAGGAATACAAGATACCTGACGCTCGTTACCACGCCAGGCATCTTCTAGTGTTACCATCTCAGGCGAGTCATCAATACAAAGCACACCGAGCGTTGCCCCGTTATGCTCTGTAACTCTAACTAACCTGAGCTGCTTCATGCCTCTA